GATACAGTAGGACTCTCCGTCTCTTTAAATCCATCAATCACCCACACACTCCTACCTCCACGTCCCATCTCACCAACCATAATCACATCAGTATCTGTTGACACAACAGTACCAATACAAGGAGTTCCAAACTGCTGCACTGCGGAGTCATGCCGTGCAAGAGGACTTCCTGTAGCATTAGCAGCATCATATAGCAGTTCAATACTATTGGTTCCTACGGCATAGATGTAGTTGTTATTTCGTGTCAGTCCCTGAATTGTATCTGGATACATTTCGGCTGAAATAAAGTCCCCAGAGGTCCATGAGGAAGGATCATTTAAATCACTGTTGTACACATCCTGTGTACCGGGTTTTGCTAAGAATAGATACCCATCAACTACAATTGGAGTAGGTATATGTGGACTCGGAAAGTCTACATCGGTAATAACCGTTGGTGTTGTTGTGTTTGCGGTAAAGACATACCCGTAGAGTCCATCAACAAGAATCAGAGTTCGTGTACCCACATCATTTACAAACTCTACAAATCCCACATCCCCGGTATCTGTAAGTAGTGTATACAGAAATGTGTTATCAATATACACAGAAGACCCTACAACTGAGAGCACACCGGGATATGGAACCTCCCAATAGTACATCCCTCGTGGTTGACCTGCACCAAGGGAATACACTGTACTTAGGCCCGGCCTACTCCGCAACCACCACTGTTGGTTTTGTTTCTCTGGCCCATCAGTTTTCTCAGGCATCCAATTTACCAATCGTTGGTCCTTAGTTGCCCCATAGTCTCGCTGTTCTGGCCCACCTACAAAGTTAAATCTCTGTGTCGTTTGAGTTTTATCTACAGGATTTTTTGTAAATGCCATTGTTAAGTCCTTCTACCAGTCCAATCTGGCATTAAATACAAACTACCTTCCTCGGTACCAAACGAAAGAGCTTCCTCTGCTAACAGTCTCGCTTCAGTAGCTAAACTTCCTCTATCTTCTTTGCTAGTACCATACTCAGGAGCAAGGCGCAAAGCAAGAGTATAAATAATGGCTTCTGTCCAGTAGGACGGAAAATCCAAATTATCCGTAGCATTAACCATATCCTCGGTTGGACTTTGGTAAAACAACGTGATAGTTGTATTCGTGTCACTAGGAGTAGGCCACACACTAACCACCCCATAAGTAGATAGTGGATGGTAGTAGATAGAAATAGGCTCACCAGAGGTGCTGTTGATTGGGAGCAGATTAAAGTCATACAAGTTTGTAACTTGAAGCGGGATATTCATTGCTCCACTATTTTCAACTCTATACGCCTGTATAACTTTAAGGGGATGTGATGTATTTAAAGTTTGCCCAATTCCAATACTGTAGTTGGCAGTATTGAGTGTAGTGGTAAAGGTGTAGCTCTTGAGTACCCAAATAGGCATCCCCTTGGTCGCAAAAGTCTTTAGCAGTGCATTTAGAGCCTCAGTTCCGGTAGCTAGTTGATTTACATTAGCTGTCTGCCCTTCCGCAATAACACCTAGTTTTCGTAGAGCAGCGTTGATAATTGAGTCCCGTGTCAGGGACCATGTTGAGACTCCAGATGTACTCATATTATTTCCTTGTTAGATTAGCCACAATACGACTACCGAATAAAAAGCCAAACGCTACATTTGCAGCCTCAAGAGCAAGAGCTTGCACAGTAGCTTCCACGGGAAGAAACAAACTACAAACCCCAATAGAGATGACAAACAAGGCACCTAGATAACGTGCAGAGGCACGTAAATCTACAACCCACTGACTAGGTGATCCCACAGGAGTATCGAGTAGTGCAAGAGCTTTAATCTTCTCGATTTCATTTGTGTCGAGCTTAATCTGCTCATCAACTGTAGTGGCACGAACAGTCCCAGTTATACGAGCAATGGCCTGCTTAATTCCCTCGATACCTACAGGAACAAGGGCCGCTAGGAGGGTTTCAAGAATCATTTATCCACCTTGGTATCGAGTTTGTTTTCAATACGCTGTAAAAAGCCGAGGATTTCGGATCGAAAGTCACGAAAGTCATCCTTTCTGACATAGTAGCGGGAGATATCATCCTTCATAGCTACAAGGTCTTCCTTCAAATCCTTTACAGCACTCCAGAGTTCTCTTGCAAACCACCCGAGTACAACTAACACACTTCCAAATATAATATTGAGTATTTCCATGATATCCTTATAGGGTAGAAAAAGTAAGTCCATCTAAGGCGACATTGGTTACACCACCAGTAACAAAACATGCCCCTGATGGATTGATCTGAATATAGGAAATAACACCAGCGGCACTCGTGGTTAAAAAGATGGTGTAGGGTGGTCTATGTCCGGCTGGCAGAGTCGTAAACTGCGTTCCGCTTGTCCCTCCTGAAATAACACCACGCAGCCTCACAGTCTTAAACTGAGTTAGGTTGCTGGCCGGAGGAGAATAAGTTCCCGGTGACACTGCTGCCCATGAGTTTACTAATGAAAGGGAACTCCAAATAATGCTCTGTGGGCCATAGTCTATGGTGGTTGGATCAAGGCAAATGTTTCCAACTGCATACCGTAGCGTGTTACTTCCAACGGAGAGTCCTACTGTATCTGCTCCAGAGGAGTAGGCCCCTGCATTACCTAGTCCGTTTGTGGTTGCTATGGAACTTGAGAAGGCTCCTCCATTAACAGAAACCTTAACCGCTTTGCTATGATCCGCACCAGTAATATTCCAGAAGAATATAGCACTACCCGAGTCCGTTAAGTTTGTAGTTACCGTAAGTTGTGCTGGTAGAGGGAGATACCACGTGGTTAAGCGTAAGAATCCACCAGACAAAATATTCTGATTTTCCGAGGTAACATCTCCAGACGGAACATACCCATCACTACTTGGAGTGAGCAACTGGGAGAACAGATAGTCAGGGTCTTCCCACCAATCGAAGTTGTTACTAAATAAATTCGCAAATTGAGGAAGAAGGCCACGCAAACCTTTAAGAACATACCCAGCAGCTAGGATGACACCACCCGGATTCAAATGAACACCATCATTACCACATCCACCCATTCTCGCTACTTTCCATAGATTTAAGGTAAAGGATAGATTAATAAATGGATTAGCTTTAATATAGGTATCAAATGCTATCCAATTAGCAAGACTTGTTTGTGTCGTGGTTGATATAACAGTCTCAAGAATCTCAGATGTATAGTACCCTGTTAAGATGCCTGTGGTATTTAGTTTGTGGAAATACATTGGAATACCCTTATTCTTACAGGTACTCGGAGTAAAGTTGCTACTGTCATATGGCATTTGTGATACATACACAATCTTGGCATTCGGAAGACCAGTTTTGATCGCTGCGATTGCTACATCTGCATCGGCCTTGATTGAGCTAATGATCTGCCATCCACTGCAAGAAGTGAGTCATTAATTCCCAATAGAAAAATGACGACATCTGGAGTAGCCGCAATACAGGCTTGGACAGAAGTTTGTCCTCCAATGTAAGCTACTGTGTTGGCTCGATTATATGTGTGTCCGTCTCGATTACATCCATATATCTGACAAGGAACTCCCATACTATTGAGTCTCTGTTCAAGCACTTGGGTGATTGATGGGCCTAGGATAGCATTCTGGGCACTCATTGAGTCCCCAATAATCGCTATCTTTAACACTCCACCTGTACCAGTAATAGATGGTAGTGTGGTGTACACAGCAGTATTTACATCATTTAACCAACTAGATGTAATAGTAGTTCCGGGAGAAAAAGTAGTTGTAGTCATCGTAGTTAAATATAGAGGCCAGCATTATGTCCGGCTGGGGGTGAATATGTAAATGCAGTGGCACCAAAATTTGCAGTGAGTGTTGTAGCCTGTGTATTACTTCCAACAGAGGCATACATTGGTGCTGGAATACTAGTGTATGTGGCTTGCAAAACATTGTTTAGGTAGAGTCGCAATATCAGTCCATCCATATCCAGTGCGACACCAATGATATTCCCGCTAACATTATCAAATAACCCATAGCTATTTGCATCCTGTCCCGGATAGGTAGATAGTGATGCCGAACCACTTGCTGCCCCATATCCACCATAATTGGCAGTTTCCTCTAGAATCTCCCAATACCACTTCCCAGAAGATTTACTTATCGTGGATCGAACTTGACACGGTGTTGGGGTTGTTGCCGCAGTTAGGTTGCCATTAGACAACATAATACTTGCAAACTTATCTGATGGATTCCAAGTAGCATACACTCTTGAAGAGGGTTGTCGCGCCATCATCATGCATACCCTTAGAAGTGGCGTACTCATACAGCAGCCACACAACGCCATTTTGATGTGGCAGTGTTCCATAGGAATGCAACTGCTAACATTGCAGTTGTAACAGTAGTTGTTGGAAGAGCAACAGTGCTTGCCTCAAAGGAGGCTCCCCAAGTAATTGCTCTTGCAGCAGTGCCCGTAATCTCGATGATTAAGACTTGATTATCTGTTGGTGTACCAGAGAGATTGGTTGTGAAAGAGGTAATGTCTGAGGCTTGGGCTGTTAGCTTGTATACATCTACATTATCAGTGTTGATAAGTGGGACAGCAGAGGATGTCATCGAGCCAACTCTTGTTGTTATCCTTTTATTCGTCAGAGTTTCTGTCCCTGCTGGTACACTATAGTCAGTTCCAGCGGTTGCAGAAGCTAATGCACCAGAGGCTCCTTTCAACACACCAGAAATGGAAGTGGAGAGAGTTATTGCTGGTGTAGTAGTTGGGTTTGCTACCGTCCCCGAGAACCCATTCGCTGTCGTAACTGATGCAGAGGTAACCGTCCCTGTTCCAGCACTAATCGTTGTCCATGTAGGAACAGCACCAGTACCAGCACTAGCAGTACCGAGAATACCAATATAGGTACCAGCAGCACAAGTAGAAGAAGAACTTCCTAAACATCAGAAGAAACTTTCAGAGGTAAGAAACGAAGCAACTCGTATTACTGCTGAAAGTGAAGGTGTTATTAAAGATTTAGAAAAAAGAGAAACTTTGATTATAAAAAATGCTGAAAAGAATGAAGCTCTCAAGAATGAACTTAGTCTTCTATGAGCATCTCAAGAACTTCAAGCTATCTCTCTTGCAGAAAGAGAGAAGAATTTAAATAGTGCTGCAAAAGAAATCATTGCATTCAAAAATGCTATGTGAAAGATATAAATCAAATAATTTAAATTTATGGCTCGTACCGCTTCGCCATTAAAGTTTGCTACTTTTGCAGCATTCCCTACTATCTGAGGTACGGGAATTTTATACATTGCTACTGATACAGATGAGATCTACTACTGGAATGGTTCTACGTATATTTCTCTTTGAGGTGGAGGTGGTGGCTGAACTCCTGGCGGTTCTGACACTCAAATGCAATACAATGATGATGGTGATTTCGGCTGAGCTAACGTGAATTACGACAAAATAACTGAACGTACTGGATTTCAAGTTGCAACTCCAGAAGCTACAGGTCACTTTGATGCGGTTGTTGGAGAGACTATCCTACCACCTGCCACGCTATCACTCACAGCGGTGCTTGACCCTACCATAGACAGTCCAACTACCTACGCACCAACACAAGTTGCAAGTCCAGATGATTCAACTACTGCAATCGTAGGCGCTACACAATTCACAGATGGTGCAGCAGCATACATTGCAGACAGTACAGTCAACATAAACGTAAACGCATACGGTTATATTCTTATTGACGGTATAAAATACTATGCAGGAACACCATCACCCGTAAACTTTTTAGATGATAACAGTTCAACAAACTTTAGAATAGACTACACATGGTCACCAGTTACAGGAGCGACTGGGTATGTCCTCATATCTACTGGTTCATCAAGTGCTGGAAATCCTAACTGGTCTCTGGACGTGGGCAATGTCACTGCGTTCAGTGATGACGGATTACAGAGTGGAAGCGAGACAACCCCAACTCTCTTTTCGACTATCGCTTTCCCTCAATTCAATACAACGCTCAACCCTGCGAGTAGTCCTAGTGCATCATTTAACTATGGTAGTGGAGCGTACACAGCAGACAACTCATCATGGTTTGTAGAAGTCTGGACATACCGAACGCACTTTGATGGTACAGACTATTTTCTGTCTTCATCAACAGACTACAACCTTGGGACAGACGACGGAAGTACAAACCCATTTAACATATCAGGTAGTTATACTCCTGGTGACGGAGATGGACAAGTGGTAATCCTAAAGCAAAATGGCACACCTATTGACGGCTATGATGACGGCAACGCTGGTACAATCACTTTCAATGGATTCAACACACCTCCTGCTATCACTCCTGCAATAGCGAGCTACGTAGGTGTCACACGTAACTTCTATGCATATGGCAAGGTGTTATGACCTGTAAAGTATTCCACGACTTCCAATGACCAAGTGTTCATCGACACGAATCCAGCTGGTGGATATATCATCCTGCATTCTCAATCAGGATTTGGCAATGCTACTGACATGAAAGTGATTGAAATATCAACTGGGAGAGATGGCAATATTTATGACAGCGTAACAGCGGCTAGTTTCTATCAATTCAATGTAGCAGTAGGTGATAACGTAGTCACACCAAACACTACAGGCTTTCCTGGCAATGGCTATACATACGATTATACAGTTTGGAGCAACAAGACAGTCAACGGACTGAACATTTACTCTGCTACGGACATTACCGATAGCGTGACACTGC